AGAGGAATAGGTCCAGCGATGGGGCTGGAGGAAGGAGTAATAGCCCATCACATGCCGGAGCGCAGCCCGGGGAAGGGAACAACTCTGCGTCGAACCGTGGTCAGAGGCTGAATGGCCGCGGGGGTCATCCTAGGAGGCGACCTAGGAAAATTGTCCGAGAAGGTAATGATGCTATCTGCAGATCACTTGTAGATGCCGTCCAGAGATCCGGTGGGGATGTGGACGCATTGAAACAACGCCTTAAAGAACAGAAAGACGAGTTTGAGGCCAAGTTAAAAGAAATGGCAGCCGATAAACAGAGCAAACAGGAAATGGCTGAAATAGCTTACCAGACCAGCCTTAAAGTGACTAATGATATGATGGACCTGCTCAACAGCAGCGAGCCAGTTTACCGTCAGGCCGGTTTGTGGAACTTGGTTAAATATGTGGTGAGGTGCATGTTGTGTTATGTTCTTGTTGGTGTATTCATTGAAGTGGTTCTCGGACATACTCAGATATGCATTCTGCTTGAAGAATATAGTCGCGAAGCATATATTCTCAGATTGTGTTGTGTGGCGCTTCAATATTATTTTCTTTTCTGTGCGTTTGTGCTTAGTGGTGTCCAAATTAAATCGACATTTTGGGTCGGCAAGTCAGATCATAGCACGAACGAAGACCGACGGCATACGACACATCAACTGCAGAATCTGAAGGTTAAACCTATTGTCGAACAGGACATCTATGAGCGCAACGGGTATCACTTTTGGTTTGTACCTTTAAATACTACCATTCGTACCTACAGGGTCAATGTTCATAAGTTGATTGGAGCCTTGAATCCAGCAGTTAGAAATATCACCATTGATCCAGCTGAAAAGAGTAAGCGGATGGCCATGTTCGTAGCGAATGATAATCAAATTAATTATAATTCAGCTGATTTATTGTCCGGATATGATTCAATCACTGATACTCAGCTGATCGCCCAGAAGATCATCGCAAATAGGTTTTTCCGGTTGAGCGAGTAGGACGGCGGCTCGCTTACGGTTATCGGGTCGGGGAAGTTGCTTTACCGTTGGGAACTCCGGTTAAGCAATCGACCAAATTCAGAGTTCATCCAAAAAGGTGCCATAGGCCTGTGGTTGCTGTCGCGTTACCATTTAATATGCCAGGGTTCTTAATGCCTCATCCTTGCCCTGGAGATTCAGCAACATTAATAGCAGGCATACAGAAGCGTTTGGCTTCGCGACCACCAGATCCTGATTTAGTACTCCGTGCGGAATTTAGGCAATTTGTGACCGACTATGTGCAGCGCTACCGTCCATTGAATCGCGACATTAGTTTCGACGAATGGATCGAGTCGCGTCCATATAGCAGAACTAGAAAGAACGTTTTGATTAAGAAACGTAAAGACATTTTGCAGCAAAAAGATCTGTTGGTCAAATGTTTCCAAAAGGACGAGCACTATCCAGATTATAAGCATGCCAGAGCGATCTGTTCCCGAACAGACGAATTCAAGGCTTATGTTGGCCCATTCTTTAGTGCAATTGAGAAGGTGGTTTTTCAGGAATCTCATTTCATCAAGAAAGTCCCATTTTTAGACCGTGCTTCGTATGTTATTGATAAATTGTATCGTCCCGGAGCAATATATTATTCGACTGATTACACTAGTTACGAAGCATTATTTACGGACGACATGATGAAAGACTGTGAAATGATTCTGTATAAGCATATGTTAGTTAACTACCCAGATGTATACGAGATTATACTGAATACTTTGACTGGCAAAAATCACATACAGAACGTCGGTTTTCATCTTGAGATTCGTGGCACAAGAATGAGCGGGGAAATGTGTACCTCATTGGGCAATGGTTTCAGCAATCTTATGTTTGCGAAATTCGTTGCTATGAAATCCGGTGCTGATATTGATCTGGTGGTGGAAGGTGATGACGGATTGATTGTTAGCGATCGTCCCCTGAATGTTGAGCTGTTCACGAAGCTTGGACTCAACATTAAGATTCAAGAGCATGATGATTTATGTAAAGCTTCCTTTTGTGGCATAGTGTGTGATGTTGGTAGTCGCACTATTGTCACTGATCCACGTGAATTCCTGAGTAATATAGGCTGGACAACTCATGGATATCAGAAAGCGACGGTACACCGGCTCTCTGACATCCAGGTGGCTAAAGCCTTGTCTTATTATCACCAATATCCAGGATGTCCTGTTATAAATCCTATTTGTGTCAAGTTAATCTTGAAAAATAGGAAAAATTATTATCGGATTTGGCGTTATATTAATTCTCAGAGCGTCTGCCAGTATGAACGCGACATTCTTATTTCGGCAATGAATGAGTTGAAAAAGAATGAGGTTATTGAGCATGTCGATGAGGCAGCTCGTATGATCGTGGCGGAGAGGTACGGAATCACGATTGCACAGCAATTAGAATTGGAGAATATGGATCTAGAGTTGGTCACCCACAAATGGAATGATTTTGGTTTCATACCTGAATCATGGAAAGACTATTATTTGCGCTATGTGGGAGACATGCCACCTGACTATCAACCAGACCCGCGCTGTCC